TTTCATTTAATTTCGTTGCCATCTGGTTTCTCCGTAACTGCTTTTTCGTAATATACAATTATCTCACCTTGTTGATTTATATATCTTTTTAACTCAGAAATATTAAGTGCTAGGTTCTCATAATCTTTCATACTTAAGGCAACAAAAGCCAAGTCACCATATAACTCTGTGAACTCTTTTTCAAATTCCTCAAAATTATCTTTAGTAACTACAAAGACTCTTGTATCACTGAGCTGGAGTGGTTTCGGTAGAGCTACTGTTGGTATCTGTACCCTCTCCACTTTGGTTACTACTTTCACTTCCGGCTCCGGCCGGACGCTGCAACCACTGAGGATTAGGACGGTTGCCATCACCGCCAGTATCTTCCATAAGACCACGCCACAGGTTTGCTGAAGCGCCATTCATCTTTCCTTCTAATTGTTTAGAATCTCGTAATGCTTCCACCACGAGATTTAATTTACTTAATTTAGTTCTAAGTTCATCACCGTATGCTTCTGCCTTCTGGAGTGAAGTAGATAATTCTTTATTTAGATTACCAAGCTTTACCATATCTTGTTGTAATGTCGCTACAGATTGTTCTGCAGTTTCTACTGCAGATTCTAGTTTAACATTATTTTCTCTGAGAGTGGCAATAGTTGCTTGTGTAGTATCGTAGTAGTATTTAGCGCCATAACCAATACCACCTAAAATTGCAATAACAAAAATTAATGCATAGATCCTAACCATTATCTTCCATAAACTTCCGGAACCTTTTTAAAAGTACCGGGTGATCCTTCTTTTTTCTACGTCGATCATGTACAGTCATAGCTTTATAGCTAGGCCCCATAGCGGTTGTAGCCGGATTTGGGATAGAAGCTGTACTGGTAGCTGGTGCAGCATCATTTTCTGTTACTTTTTTCATCGATAAATCTCGTTTATTGTAATGAATATTTTTTGATTTGTTTTAACATGAACCGCCTCATAGATATCCATACCAAATACATCACCAATTGGGTAAGAATCTTCTAATATACGAATCTGATCTTTAGCCCATACCATTTCCTCACAAGAATGATTTAATAGTTTAGGATTATAGACACGATAAAGACCAGGAGAAAGCTGTTTATCTTCTAATAAAAACCATTTACTTTCTTCAGCAAGAAAATCCAAAGTACTCATATTACACTCTGAAATAATCTTTTCTAGATTTTTATCAGTAAGATTTAATTTCTCTTTAATCAAATAAAGTGCAGCAGCGAAACTACCAAGTTTAGACCCACCCCCGGGTATGTTTGATAGCAGCCGCTTAATATTAGCAGCAAGACGAATAAAAGGAGTATATGCAGATTTTTTTTCATCTGAATCTAATTTTACACCTTTTACCCTAGCGCCAGTTCCATCAATAATACCTAGCTTATAAGCATCCCAATTTTCCCATTTCATTACAAGCATTCTAATAAAACGGAAAGTATAGGTAAGGTCTGCTGCTCTTTTAATTAATCCCATTAGATTTTCCTTAAGCATTCAACTACATTAGGGTCCATAACAATACCAGTATATTGATCATTCCTAATATATTTTAGAAAAACTAAAAAAGGTTTTATTACTGGCCAATGCCTATTTTCAAGTTTTAGATCTAATATATTTAATGTTGCCTCGATACCAAACGAATTAAAAACAACTATTAAATGATTTAATATTAACCTTTCGGCTAATTCATCATTCTCAAGATAACGATTTAATAATCTTTTAATATACTTAAAACGTTTTAAATCTTCATGGAATTCTTCAATGTCAGAAAACTGAGGATTATAATAGTGTTTTGCAGCATACAGAAAAAGATTATCTTCTGTTAGTTCATTAAATCTAATCATAAGAGTATTTATTACTCTAAATGTTCAGATAGCTCCTCAATCAGGTCATCTTTTCTTTTTCGCCGATCAAGTTCAATACCATGCTGTCTACCTAATGATTCAAGTTCAAATTTAGTCATTTCTTCTAGCGAAGAGTTATTCATAGGAGCTTCTCTTAAAACTGTAGGAGCTGATTCTACTGTTTTAGGAGTAACACCATTCCACTCATCAATCTGAATTTGATTAATAGTAGTTGCCTGAAGAAGCTCCTTTGTTCTTGGATCTACCCAGCCTCTAGTAGTTGGTACTGCATGACGACACCAATTAGGTGGTTTAATAGCCATTTTATTCCTCATCTTTCTTTTGGTACATTGAAGCATATGCTGTTTTTAATCCAGACATATTATCATATGATTCTGTTTTAACCTGAGGTGCCTGACCTTTTTTAGTAACATCGTCGGCTGGGTTAATAACGTTCTTATCCCCATCTTTGCTATCATTTGGTCTAGCTTTTTTACTAGGTCCTGCACGACCAGCCTTTGCTGCATCATCATGACTTTTCTTTTCCATGTCATGATATCTTCCATCATCTTTATTATCATCTTTCATCTTTTTAGCACCAGCACCCTTTAAAGCATCTTCTGGTTTTTCAGCTTTATCTTTATTTGGGCTATGGTTTTCGCCTTCAAGAACAGACATTAATGCTTGACGGATATGTGATACATTCACAGATTCTTTTTGTTCCATTTCACTACCTTTGCTTTTACCTGAATCTAATTTAGGATTCATTACTGCATTTTCACCAGGCTTTTTCTTTTTACCTAATACAGGCTTAGCACCTAATTCTTTATCCTGCTTTTTAATTTCAAGATCTTTATAGTATCCCTCATCTTTCATAGCTTTGCTAATTGCTTTTCTACGATTATGTAAATATTTATCTGAGGAATCAACATCACCATCATTGTCAATATCTTTATCTTTACGATCCTTATGCTTGCCTTTAAGTTCGGCTTTATTTACAGGATCCATTGCTTCATTTTTCGATGTCATCCAATTTTTTCCATTCGGGTCTTGTGAATCGTACATGCATTTTTCATTAGTAGGCTTACCATATGTATCACCACATGATTTGCAAACCATTCCTTTGCAGTCAGCTTCTGTTCTTTCTTGGACCATATTTTGAGTGGCCCCACTCGTAAAAGGATTATTTCCAAACATTTCTTTCTCCTATATGAATTGAGCCACATATGCTCCGACAGCTGCTATCAGAGCAGCATATACTAGTTTATTTATAAGACACACCGTACGGTGATTTTCGTCTACCTTTTTCTCGATATCATCTAATTTTACAGATAATCTGTTTACACGCTCGATTTGATTATGTTGAAACTCCTGCATTGCAGCAATTTTTTCTTCGGCGCGAGCAATAGATACCATAGCAGTTGCTAATTTATCCAATTTCTCTTCAATGCGATCAAGTCTATGATTTGTTGTATCAGCCATATCTTACCACTTTTCTTTATCTGCCCAATATGCTGCAGACATTTTACCTTTTGCAATATTCTTAGCATGACGTGCTTTAAATGATCTACGTCTTGCTTTCTGACGATCAGATTCCCCTTTCTTTGGTGCACCAGCCGTTGTTACACCCTGTTGCCCAAATCGAATAGTCTTGATCTTGTCACCATCTTTAGCAACAACGATATGACTCTTTTCAGGATGACCAGGTGTACGTTTTGGTTTATTAAAACCTTTTACTCCGGCTCTAGCAATTCTAGGATCTTTTTCTTCGCAGAAAGTCTTAAAGGTAATCATTTCTTATTCCTATTTTTAGAATTATAAGGATGATCTGGACCTAACATAGAATCTACTGCTGCCTGTCTATCTTGGGGTCTACGCTTTTCCCAGTTGTTAGTCGTAGCGTCTTTTTTCCCCGACATAGAACCTGTTTTTACTACGCCATATTTTTTAATCTTATTAATACGAGAAATCTCATCAAGATCAAGTCCTTCTGCAACTGCTTCAAGATAATCACGTACTGATCTAATATAATCAGTTGCCTTGGTTACTTTGTTTTGTACCCACTCTGGAAGGTTATCATCGTCACCAACCATCTTCATAAGTTTTTCATTAGCAGAACAAATCTGACGAAGTTGATTCTTCATCATTTCACCTTCTTTATCGTACTCGTTTGGATCTTTATTATCATCCTCTTTAAGATACTGCTTTTGGCGAACTTCCTCTATAGCTGAACGTAAGCTCATGTCTTTTGTCCTTTGCGAATCTTATCAGTAATTCTACTCTTTGCAAGCTTAATACCCTTTTCGCGTTTTCGCATAGTGTTCAAATCTTTTGAATGATCACCTTTTCTAAGAATAGTAGCAACTGCAGAATTTGTAGCTCTGTCTTTATTTTTCTTTGCAGCGTCATAGTATTTGTTTATTTTATCATATGAAGATTCATCTACTTCATTCTCTTCTTCATCACGGCCTTGGGCTTTTAAACGGAATGTCTTCTTTACATCAGCATCGGTAACACGCTTAACAGAACTAATCATTGAAGGCTGCTTAACAATCTTACGTAGCTTCTGTTTTAATTGTCCTGGTCCCATATCAGACATAAACATCATAGGAAGACCTTCAATCTTAACCTCAAAGCTAGTTTCTTCTTTTACAGACTTATCTTCAAACTGGCCAGTTTTCTTATTATAAATCTTACCCTGTTTACGTTTAATTGGAACTTTTAAATTTGGAAGTTTACGGTCTATTTTAAATCCTACAACTTTTTCTGATTTAACTACCTGCTTATCTACAGGAACCATACGTATACCGGGTTTGCCATCAGGCTTAGTATAAGTTTCAGGTTTCTTATCTGCAGATTTAACGTCCTCGTTCTTTGCAGAAAGATACGCTGCTAAAGCCATATCCCGACGTTCTTTATCGGATTTACCTTTAAACTGTGGAGCATCAGATTTTTTAAAATCTTTGATCCAAGCTGCTGCACCGTCTGAAACTTTCAATGGCATTTTTACTTTCCTCTTTTTGCAAGTGTTTTTAGTGCTCTATATTGACCATCATCACGATTAACTGCTTTTCTACCAACTTCCTTTGTTTTCCCCATATCTGGAGAAAACTCGCCATGTTTCTTAGTTTGATCACGTCTTAGTTTTTGATACTGAGAATAATACTTGTCTTTTTGTGGCCCAGCTTTTTTCAAATAACTTTTTAAAGTAGGAGTACTAAGCTCATTAACATCAGTACCTTCCATTGATTTAACCTTCTTACGAGTGCCAATCTTTTGGGTATCAGGCTTGTCGAGAATACCATGCATACCTTTACCTGGATCGTCTTTGCCATGATATCCTTGCGCTTTCGCTGCAGGAACCTTCGTGATCTTACCACCCTTTGCTAAGAAAGCTTTCACTGCATCTGAGTCTTCCTTTGCCTCACCAGCAGGACGTACGTTAGCCATTTTACTACGAACAGAATCTGCTCTATCTTGAGCCTTTTTGACGTCGCCCGGTTTACCAAAATGGCGAGCTGTGTCGACCTTCATTTGGGTATTACCATGTCTATTTGTGGCAACAGCTTTTCTATAGTACCTAGTTTTTAAACCTTGGCTAATTTCTTTAAAGGTTTTCATTTCTTTATCTTTCCCTTTTGCTTCGCCCATAAATCAGGGTCGCCTTTTACTCTTGTACGCCCACCAGTCATAAAACTATTAACCCGTGCCATACCCCATTGTTGTGGAGTAGTGCCAGGTTTATGTCCGACCTTCCAAGCAGCTACACCTCTTTTATATACTTGCTTTAAGATACTTAAAGAGTATCCTCCTTTTTTAGCCTTTGCTGCAAGTGCAGCATCAGCATTTTCTACAATAAAGTTTTTAAATCCGATCATGTAGTTTCTCTATTTTTTTTAAGGGTATCTCTCATACGTGCGCGATCCATCATACGATCATGTTTCATTTTATCACGCTCTTTTTCTCTTTCAATTCTTTTTTTAGCGATATCTGTTGCCTGGTCTTCACCAAACATTTGTTTAAATCTTTTAGTATACTGTGAAGGCTTTGTTCCTTTTTTACGTGCCGCCTTATCGCCTGGTGCATCTTTATATGCACTTGGATCATTATCGTCTCGCTTAGTCATTCTTTGGAAATGACGATGCCGTGCAGCTTTTGTAGACTTTGATTTAATACCCTTTTGGAATGTAGCCGGCTGTGAGCCTGGAAGTTCATCAATATCTTTATCTTGGCTTACCTCAATCTTTTCCGGAACACAGTTTGGAACTGCTTTCCCTTTTTTCATCTTAGTACCAACTTGTTTATAACCAGTCCAACAGGGATCTGCTGCTTCATTAAATACCTCATATTCAAATCTTGGTTGTTCAACCTGTTCAACAGCATCTAACCATTTACGATATTGGTTACCACTATTTTCTACAATTACGTAATTAGATCCAAGAACTTTAACTGTTCCTACTTCACCAGATTCTTTAACAACTACTGTATCACCAACGTTAAATAATTTACCATCAACATAGGATTCTCTAATTGGTGATACTGAATTAAGTTGTATATGGTTTTTAAATTCTTTTTGTTCTTTTAGTCCAATACCTTTACGTACTGCATTGTATACCTGTTTTGATTCTGCATTTGAAAGTCTCTTAGGCATATATTGCGCAAATTTAGTAAAGTCACCATCCTCTGCATATCCTCTTAACTTAGTACCAGATACACCTTCAACACCCTTAGATTCAGGATCTCTATTTCCAGCACTCATTACAGAAATACGTTCGAAGTTATAAAATCCGTGTTTAGCCTTTTTACCGTTATATTTGTTTAAAGTAATCTCGTACTCGCGTACGCGATCTGAACCTGCAACAATTACGACTCTCTTAAATCCTTCATTATAAAAAGCTGTCATAGCATCAAAGATAGTCTTCAACTTTTTATCCATCATGATCTGACGTGCATACTGAGGAAATCCCTTACGTGCAAATTTAACCTTTTGCATAAATGGTATAGGATTCTTTTTATTATCTTCAGACTGTGTCAGATAAATTCTAAACGGATTATTTCCTGCCTTTGCTTTTAGAAAATCTAAAAGCTTTTCATGACCAGCCGTAGGAGGATTCATTCGACCCCATACAAAGTATAAGGTTTTTTCCTCTTCAACCAGATAATTACGAAATGAATTAATCATCCCTTTTTTCTTTCCACTTCTGCTTTACGAATTTTAGGAAACATCTTACGAGCGATTCTTTTAATTCTTGCCTGCATTGCTGGTTTATCTAGTCTTTTTTCAATCTCTTGTTTTCTAGCAAAGGAAAGATCTTTCTTTGGAATATCCTTTGTAATTCTACGTACAAGGAAATCTCTAGCTTTTCTCATTGAACGTCTTTCAAGCTTCTTCTTATCAGCCATCTTCCGTTTCGCGCGTTCGCGGCCGATCTTAATTCTAGACTTTAGACGTTTCATAAGTCGCGAACGTTTCATACGTTGCGCCATATTAAGAGCTTCTTCTACATCAGTAGATTCACCTACTGGACCACCTTCACCTACACTGTTTAGTCTTCTCCGTCTATAAGCACGGTAATTTGTTAGCTCGTCCTCGCCTGGACGATACTCTACAGTGTACATGTCTTTAAATGAAAGAGCGTTTGGATTCTGATAAATGTCTTTAAAGCGAACGATATCCGCCATTAGTTTCTCCCTGGTTTATCCCATCCTTTTAAAATATTCGGGCTAAAGTTGGCGAATGAAAATTCCATTCGATCAACAATCTTAACCGCATCACCACCAAGCTTATCAATAGCTACATAACCTTCTTGACCCGTTACCCTATATCCCCTTTTAGTCTTAAGGAAGGTTTGAGTCATATTGAGCTTGTTAAGTATATTTATAAGTTTTAACTTCGCTAGAATTATAACTTTTTGCAATTCGAACATTTGTACAAGGGATTGTTTATTTTTTTGTGAAAAGAAATTTAATATTTCCCCAAGCTTCATTCGCTGGGCATCTTTGCCTTTATCAGTAGTTCTTTTGTCAATTTCTTTTTTAAATTTTTGCTGGATAAAACGAATAAGCGAATCCACACGTTTAGCTGGATCAGGTGGCAATGCCTGAGCTCGTACATATGAATTAGTATGTTGCTCAATCAGCTGTGTAAGATCTTTATTCTTTTCAAGCTGTCTAAGGGTAGATCCTGCAATCTTATTAAAAATAAATCCTGCAGTAGAAAGATATTCATTTACCTCATCGGTATCTTTTTTAGACATAGTATATTGTGTCATGTCACGAAGCTTAGCATCTTGTGACCATACATTCTTCGAAGGCTTAAGACCTGATGCATCAAAATTATATGAAGCTTTCATTGTTTCGAATGTTGGTCCTTTGTACGCCGTATGCCATACAATTCCAATCTTTGTTCTCTGAGCTTGCTTGGCCATGTCCGTGCCAGCCGGAATTGCATAAACAATTGTATTGGGGTGAAACGTAAGATAGGACTTACCTTTGATCTTTCTAATTTTAAGATCACCCGGTCCAAATAAGAAATCACCTTGAATAACTCCTTTAATTCCTAGTTCAGGTAGATACCGTAAAGCAAGCTTAAGTTTTGTAGAAAGATCGCCAGAAGTATCAGCATCAATATCAGCATCACTCTTGTATACTTTGGGAGATTTGTTAAAGATCCCTTTTTTCGCCACGAAGAATCTTCCATCGCTAGGATCAGTCCCAGCAAACACGGCAGGAGCACCATCCCATTTAACAGATACATTTCCATCATGTACTCCTCCTAAAGCATCTCTCAATGAACGCAAAGCCAATATAGCTTCGCGCGTACCTTTTACACCACCGTATATAACCTTATCCTCAATGTGGGTCATATGTGTATTTTTTTGTTCGCTTATAAATTCACTAAAATTCATGACTTACCTGCCAATGATTTATCAAGTAGAATAATATCAAATGCTGCTGTTACTCGAGCATTGTTGGATCTTACTTTTGCTCTTACATCAATATCACTCTTTTCTGGAATACGAATTGGTGCAGCAAATTCATAAAGATATTGTCCACCTGTTCCACTTACTTCAAATGAATGACCAACTCTAAAACTTGTCTGTCCAAAATATCTCACAAACATATCAACTGTAGCATCTGCACTTGCTTGAACAGTCGCTGTTCCTTTTATAATAAAACCAACTTTAGCTGCTGGAACTGTGTATATTGCCATAAGTGTTTGAGCTTTACCAGCAGTAATCTGAAGAACAGTAGTACCACCTCTTTGAACATTAATATTACCATCATTTGTTCCTGTCGCATCAAATGCTCGATAAACTCTCTTGAATGTTTGCGTTCCTGTTGTTGTACCAGAACTTGAAACCGTAAAGTTCTCGGTAGTTATGTTATAATTCTCATCCAATCCTTGTACAGTAATCACATGACCGTTATCAGAAGCATTGACTGCAGGTATTGTAAGAACACCTGCAGTATCAAATGCTGACCAAGGATAAAGCGTATCATTCACATCCCAAATTGTACCAGTCTGGTTCTGAGACATAGCAGGTACAGCACCAAATTTATGAATGCTACTCGTACCGAGCACGCGGCCTGCGGAAATATGTACTAGTTCATTTTCAAGATAACGGGAAATAGCCATTAGAACTGTAACTTTGGTTTAATTGTCCCTTGGGTAATAACATCCAAGTGGACTTGTGATTGTTTTAAAGAACCAACGAATAATACCTCACCCCGTCTAGCTGCTGGGGTTTTATTAATCATAAGGATCAAAGGATTTTTATTAAGATAATTAAATGCAGCTTTAACATAAGGTGTTTCTACCTTAGTAGCCCATTCTCTTTTAAGTTTAGGGTTTCTCATGATAGCTTTAATTTGCGCAGCATTTACCCCATTCACTTCTTTTCCCATATTCTTAATATTTTGATCAGAGTCTCTTATAGCTAATCCAGCTCCCACCATTTTATCCATAGGTACTGTTCCTCCAAGTTTAAAGTTTTTGAAGAAACCGTCACCGCCAAGATCCCCGGCTTTTACCTCATAGGCCTGACCTTTAATATTAATATCAGCTGCTGATGCTGAACCTCCCCCTAGTGTAGCATCATCTAAAAGAAAGTAAAGAGTTGCCTCTCCTGGTCCTACACCCTTTAGATTATAATTATGAAGTGCTAAAAAATTATTTTTATTCGAATCTCTTAACTTTTTAATAAGAGTATTCATTTTGCTAGCAGAAGGTTTGCCCTTAATAGTATCTTTTAAATCAAACTTTGGAAAAAAATGAATATTAAAAAGATGTTGGATTTCTGCCTTATACCGATCAGTAATAAAATCTGATGGTGATAAGTTAAAAGAAGTAACTCTAAGGGCTCTTCTCATAAATTCGGGATCTAGATCATCTACGTTCACGGCTGCCATCTCCCTTAAATATTTTGACAATCTTTTCATTTTTTTCTCCAAGCTAATATTGATTAATTATTAACTATACTCTATTTATACTGAAAAGTAAACAAAAAAATGATCTTAAAAATTTCTTTTTAATAAATAATTTCTACGAATTGAAAGTAATCTATATTATGCCACTAACTAAAGGAGGCACACATGGAAGTGCTTAATAATATTAGGGGCTGGGCTGGTAGTCTAGCTGATGTAGGTATTAGTTTAGCAGCTTTGGCTATTGTAGCAGAAGCACTAGGTTTAAACAATATGCCGTTCATGCCAGAAGGTCTTAGCGTAGTTGATAATGTATCTTCAATGATTGCATCTCTCGGTTCACAAGGGGTGATGGGATTAATTGCTATTTGGATTCTCTGGGGAATCTGGAACAGAAAGTAAAAACAAAACTATAACTGATCAGTTAGACTAAAAAGGGAGGGGAACTAAAATCTCCTCCCTTTCTATTTACTGGGTGTGTAGGTTATTTGAGAGGAATAAGTCCTACCGCTGCAAGAGGTGAGTCCGCATCTCTTGACATCTTTGTGTAGTATTCCTTAAACTCTGCAAGACCAGGAATAACACCCATATGATCGTTCTTAAAGTAAACGAACAATGGACGAGATACCTTATATGATCCATCAGCAATAGTAGCAAATGTCGGTGCTACACCATTTACCTTTGAACCTTGTACTTTGTCTAGATTACTGTCAAGGAAAGAAAATCCAAATACACCAAACATATTTGGATCTGCAACTAGCTTTTCGACAATCAAATTATCGTTTTCGCCCATAATGATAACCGCACCGTCTTCTCTCATTGTAGAACACTTTGCTTTAATTTCCTTTTTCGGAACACCCATTTCCTTGCATGCACCATGCATTACTAATTCAATGAATGCATCTCTTGTACCTGAGGTTGGAGGTGGTACCATGATTGAGATAGGGGTTGCAGGAAGTTGTGGATCAATATCAGTCCATAACTTAAATTTTGTATCACTTACAGCTTTAAAGATTTGTTCTTTTGTGAAAGAGACCTTTGGTCCATTAATTGAATTTGAAATTGTAATTCCATCAAATCCGATTTGAACTTCTTCAAATGTGACATTGTTTGCAGCACATTTTTCTGCTTCTTTTTTCTTCATGGCACGTGATGCACCAGTCATGTCTGGATGTTTAACTCCAATGCCATTGCAAAAGAGTTTCATTCCACCACCGGTACCGGTTGATTCGACGATAACACGAGATCCTGTATCTTGTGCAAATTTTTCGGCAGCGATTGTGGTGAATGGATAAACTGTTGATGAGCCAACAGAAACGATAGTATCTCGTG